ACTAGTTTTTTATCACCTAAAATTGTCTCAGATATATAATCCAAAGCAAGAGAAGGAAGCGTTCCTTTTTGAGCATCATTCCATTGTCTTTCAAATGCTAAGTCAAGATTTAGAGTCAATCTCCCCCTAATAGGTTGTTCAATAGGAGAATAATTTTCTACTGCTCTTGATAACTTAACTCCTCCAGAATCAAAATAAACACCTTTCACATCTTGATATGGAGATATTGCTCTTGGGTCTATGTTACAATGTAACAATCTTTGTATTAACTTCGGCAAATCGAACTTTGAACCGAACCAAGAAATCAACATATCAGGGTCTTTATCTATAATATCATCCACAAACGCAGATAGCATTCTTCTTTCAGAATCAAAGACCAAATGATTTGGTTTCTTTTCAAACTTTATTTTTCTAGGAAACCATGTATAAGTAGTATACTTCTTTTTATAATTATCATATACAACAATACAAGTAATTGCACCTTCATATTGATGGTCATCCGAAACCCATTCCATATCCCAATAAAACTTTCTAAGATTATAATTCGGGAACTCAGTAAAATTATCTATAGTATACCTATAGTGATAGGCAACATCTGCTTCATAAGTATGAACCCATAAACCTCTAAGATTCTTTACGAAATCAGGTCTTGAAGGAGACCACGTTACCTTCTTTAACTTCTTACCAAATAAATTTACTTCATCTGTTTCTTCATAATTAAGAGAAACAGTTGCTCTAAACTTAGTATACTTATCTTTAATTACTGCTTCTCTAATTTCTTGTGCAGTATCCAATATATAAAAATAAGGTTTGAAATCATCAAAGGTAGTAGTATATTCTACCCTTTCATTCTCCTCATTTCTATATCTTATTCCTATCATATTTCTATTATTTGATACACTTATAATCATTACATCACCTATCGTTTATATATGGTGCTATTACCAACTTTCTATCTGAACCACATAACAAGATTGGTTTGTCATCCCCACCAAAAATTCTCATTGGTTCATCAACACAGAATTTATCTAATGGTGCTGAAAACTCAACAGTCATACTTTCATCGCATGTATTAATTAATGGTATGTCCTTTTGAGCATACTCAGTATTATGTATTGTGTGAGAAGAAAGACTCGCAACATTGCTACCTGCTTCATAATTAAGTTTGAAAGTAGCAGTTCCTACATTATTACAAAACTTAATTGCATCTGCTAAATCGTTGCCCTGAAATAGTAATTCAGTTGGTAATTCTGTTTTACCAAAAACAACAGGGGCTTCTAAGGAAAGATTCATTATTCTAGAAATCAATCCGTAATTATTATGTTCAACTAGTTTAGCAATTCTAGCATTAGAAGAATTGTTCTTTAACATAATATTTGAGTCTGTAACTTTGAGGTTAATCTCACCCTTAAACACCTTAAGATATTTCATTACCTTTTCAATGTCAAAGATAAACATTTGTTCCTCTTTATCATAGTCAACTACTTTATTTACATTTAGTGCAGATTTATCATTTCCATTGTAGAATTCCATTCTATTATTTCTGCATATGCATAAGCATGAATTGCTTACTACATCAGTCTTAGATGTGGTTGAGGACTTATATTTGCCTTTAAGCCAAATTGCCTCAACCGCATCCTTAAAATCAGATACGCTTATTGTTATATTCATAATGTTCCCTCACGCAATTCGGGTAAACCGAACCACTTGTTTTCACCGTTTGTTGTGAAAATTGTCCATTTCTTTCCTACCAAATCTGGATTTGTTTTACTTGCTTCAAGTTCACAAATATAATTGGTAGCATTTTGTGATGGTTGTTTTACAATATGTAACATTTGTACAAATCTAGCAGGTGTGCTTTTATGCCAGTCTGGTACTTCACCTACAGGAGTAGGCACATTGATGTTATCATATACAGGCTTCATATGTGTAATAAGAAATCTATCACACTTTAGGTTACAAACCAAATCTAAAAGCCTATTATAAATTCTGTTTCTGATTTTCCAATCTAATGTGGAAACTCTAACAGAATCTGTAGCCTTAACGATACTACCTTCTCTTGATTGTTGTTTAACTAACAACTCTCTTAGTACATCGCTAGAGCCTTCAAATGCCTTATCAACACCATCAAAGATAAATGCTTTGACATTACCTTCTTCAATCATTTCTTTTGCAAGACCACAGAAATAATTTGCATTATTAAAAGTGGTTTCCCAATCAGTAGAACCATCAGGTCTTACCTCTAAAGGATTGTAAATCATAATGTTTGGGTCTGAATCCCAATTAGTTCTCCATGTTGGTTCACAACCATTATCAAAATCCAAAATAAGAATCTTCATTCCCTTTTCAATTTCTTCTTCTGTTCTACAATCCATTGCTATTCCAGACTTACCCACTTTAGGGTTGCCTGTAATAGAACACAATAAATGACTTCTATCTCTATCAAGACGTTCTTGAATCTGAGCAAGAATTCTTTTCTTTGTTTCTGCAAAGAAATCATTAGATTTCTCATCATTATTATTTACAGCATTACCTTTTTTATCTTTAGTCCAATCCATATTCATCACCAATTTCTAAATCTATTTCATTATTATATAACCAATCCGCTATTTCTCTAAGGTTATCTTCTGACACCTTTAACCTAATTTCTTTACCAGAATCAATATGAAGTTTTACCCAATAATCTCCGGTATCTTCATTTAATCTCCAAGTAAGAAACTCAATCTTATCTACATGGATAGCATAACTGCTTCCATGAATAATTCCATTTTCTATCTTATACATTTATATCACTTTTTTAGGGGCTTCCCACCCCATTTGGTGGACTTGAACAATCTCTCCACTAAGACAGGTATATGATTTAAGTCTCAAAACCAATCAAGGTCTTCCTCTTCTGCAACAAATGGTTCAGCAACAACACCCATATTATGGATACATAGTAAACCACTTACATTCAAGGAAACCTCTCTTAAACTACCATCGTCATTTCTACCTTGAGATGTTCTAGCCACAACCAATACAGTTGAGTTAATACCAAAATCAATCTCAATATGAGGAGGAATCCAACAAGTAGTTCCGGCCCAACCAGCACTTTCATAGTTATAATCAGAGTTTACGTCTGTAATAGACATTCTCTTATTACCTACTCTATTTGGTGTAGCATCAATAGAAATCACACTTCCATCTGTAATCACAAACCTTTCAGCATAATTCTTATTTGCTGCTGTACTATGATATCTATCCAAATCAATCAAAGGACTGTAGTTTTCCATTGCTACTTCCATTACATAGTTTTGCATATCAGCCATAGAAGGTTCTTCCATTCTTTGGTCTTCTGAAAGTTCAGAATTGTAAACTAAACTTTCATATGTTCCTTGCTTGAAACCATAGATTCTATCCTCTTTATTAGAGTCAGGGATACAATCAAAGTGTAAGAACCTAAATGTTGTAGGTGTAAACTTCTTTGCATATGCTCCCTTATAGGAGAAATAATACATTCCCCTATTTCCATCTACTTCTCCCAAAAATACTGCTTGCATTCTAACTTGTGATGCAGGTAGTGGTTTTCCATAGTTTGGGTTTTCACGCATACCATAAGCAGCAATACTGTCAACAGGTATAATAAAATGACCTGAATCAATTTCTACTGCACTTTCTGGCAAACCAGACTTTGTTGTTGTTTGTTCTTCTCCGTTATGTAGTCGCTTAATTAAATAAGCACCGTCTTCAGTTAGGTCTGCTACTGCAACTTTACCTTCACTGTAAACTTTGTTTGCATCCATCTTATAATTAGATACAATATTTTCAATCATTCTTGCTCCCATATCCAATGGTTCATTTACAGAAATAAAGAAACCGCTTGCTTTCTTAACAAGACTGTTTCCTCCTGTGCTTTCTTGTTGTGGTGCATCTTTGTAAGCGTATGCTCCGCTAAACCATTGTCTAAACAATGACCTACCCAACAATAAATCATTTGTTGGGTCTAAGTTATTTTGTTCGCATATTTCCATATACTTTTGTGTTGTTTCTTCAACACTCATGTTAAGCCTTTCGGCTGCTTTTTCTATCTCATTCGTAATTCTTTCATCCATATTACTTCCTCATTTTTTTCTTTTCATAATAAATTTCCAACAGCGCTTCTGCGGTAATAACAATACCTGCTAAAACCCAAAAAGTATCTGAGGAAACTGAAATATAACCAGCACTATTTAATACTGGAAATATTATTAATGCTAGTCCACCTAGCAATATGATTTCATAGCGTAGTAAGATATGCTTCACATCTTCACTATCTACTTTACCATCTTTATTAAAATCAAACCATTTCTTTTTCATTACATCATCTGTCCTATCATCCATGAGGCCAATATTTTTGGAGTCATGTTTGAACATCTCCATTCAGCCTCTCCTATTATTCTTAAATATTTGAATTTTTGTGCAGTATCTAAATCTGATGATACAAATACCTCATGTAAGTTTTGACATATAACTTTCATATCTACCGATAAATACACTAAATCATGAAGTTTATTAAGGGCAGTATTGAAATCCCTGTTTACAATACTATCTTTAATTTCATTATATGGTAATTGCATTTGTTCTATTTGTATGTTAATAGGAGTATTACTATATACAGAAGCCTGTAATTCTGTAATCCCCCTGCGTAAATCCCCGTGTAGGCTACTTATAAACGTGCCTAACTCGCCATCTTCAATAGATGTAATGCCTTCTTTATCCATTATAGTTTTTAATACCGTTTCAATCTGAGAATCAGATAATGATGTAAAACCATAATTAGCACATCTTGACTGTAAAGGTGGTATAATCTTATGTCTATGATTACAGGTAATTATAAATCTGACATTATGACTATACCGTTCCATTAATCTTTTTAGTGCGTTTTGGGCATCAGGGGTCATACCTTCCATTTCATCAAGTAAAACAATCTTATGCGGCACATCTCCTACTTTCATAGATGATGCTACTTCTTTAATCGTGGTTCTTACTGTTTCTAACTTTCTATCATCAGAAGCATTGATTTCAAAATAATTAGACTGTTGATGTTCCTTCAATATCATATTAGCAATAACACCTGCAGCAGTTGTTTTACCTGTTCCTGCAGGGCCATATAATAATAGATTAGGCATACTTGTCCAATTTCTAGCATCCGATACAAATTTCTCTTGACCAACTATTTCTTCTAAATACTTAGGTCTATACTTTTCTGTCCATAACATTTTTATTTCTCCTTATTGTCAATTCTTTCATTTTTATATTGTAATGGTTATGTGGCCACCATTCAGGCTCTTGTGTTTTCCACTCAGCAAACCACCATTTGTCTTCAATATAGTAATTGCGATACTTTTCTATTGCTGTCATCTCATCAAAATTGTCTAGTTTTCTACAATTCATGTTTGGACTTATTGCAATAGCAAAAGGTGTCAACTCTTTAGATTCTATAGAATCAATCATCAATACAATTCTATCCATATATTCTTCTAATGTATCTTCTACTTTGTGTCTTTTGTTATATCTTTTAGTATATTCTTTACACAATGCATTGGTATGTCTGATTAACCATCTCATGTTATCTTTTGATTCTCTTGCCCAAATAGTACAAGGGTGGTTAAGCATTACAGGTTTGTATGGGCTTTCAAAACCCAAGTGGTCTAAACAGGTTGAAATCATTTGCATACTTTCAGTAGGCATTTTAACAACGTGTTTATCTAACATTTGCTCTGCACTAATTACAGGGCATTCATTCAATACAAAAATATTCATTCACCGTTCACCTTCATATTACAGGCTCGGCATCTTGTTTTATTAGCACTAATTATTTTATTACAATCTATACAACTATTCATATTTATTTCTCCTATTTTTATCCATCATATCTCCAAACACCATCTCCAATATTAGTAAATATACCGACCTGCCTTAGAAGCATAGCCAATTGTCTTCTATCAGTTTGTGTTTGTTTATGGGGTCTATTGCTACCTACTGCTTTTCTAGTATTAAGAAACGTAGCGCATTCCTTAATATTAAACTGTTGACCTTTATCTAACTTATCAGCAAATTGATGTATTGCTATAATACGGTAAGTGTTTTTATTGTGACCCGCCATTAAAAATCACCTAACGTCAACTGTGTATTTCTTTTTGGTAAGGACTCCTTTGTAGGATTAAGCCCTACCATAGTCCTTT